ACTGCAAAAGTAGAAGCAAAGTTAGCAAGTCAAAAAGTAGAGTTGGCAAGTATTAATGATTTAAAAAAAATTATTGAAAATGGAAAATCTATCTATAAAAGAGGAGTTCAATTTGTAGATAAAAGAGACGCTTTAAAAAAAGAAGCGATTACTGTAAATGGTGATGCAAAAGGATTGTTAACTGGTGGGCAAAAATTAATTAATGAGTTTATATCTTCTGCAAAAGAATTAGGAATAAATGTTAATCAAATAAAAGAAGTTCAAGAAGCAATAGATATTTTAGGGCCTTTAGACACAATAGAAAAACAAACATCTTCATTTATAAAATAACAAACAAAACACGAACACATTTTTAGCAAGTGGCGAAACAAACTAACGTTAAAGTTCATCTTAAAAAACCGAAAGTTAAACGTGCAGGAGTACACGCAAAAACACGAAATAGCAAATTAAAGTCAAGTAAAAATTACGTTAAAACTTATACAAGACAAGGACGTTAAGTTTAAAAATACAACAAAAAATAAACAATTAAATTATATATAATATGAACACACTACAAAACGTTTACGATAGGTTATCCGACAAAACGGAGTTAGCAAAACACGAAGTTAATTTAACTGCTCTTGACGATTTAAAAAAATTAGCTTCTATTTCAGCAAAACAATTACAAACAAATAAAAATTTTACTCAAGTACTTATTGCAATAATTGATGGCGCAAATAAAAAATTAGCTGAAGCAGAAAAAAATTATAATGATAATTTATCACTACAAAAAAACAGCGAAATAATATTTAATAATTTTAAAAAGTCAGCACAAGATTTAGGTATTGATTATAAAAATACGGAAGGTTTTAAACTACACGAAGAAATTTTAAAAAATGCTGTGCAAATGGAAAATAAAAAACAATTTATAGACGCAATTAAAATTTTAATAAAATAAACAAAAAAAACACGAAATATGAAAACAAGCGTAATTAATCAAATCAAAACACTTTTAGGAATGGAAGTGAAATTGGAAACAATGAAGTTAGCAGACGGAATAACAATTTTTGAAGCGGATGCTTTTGAAATGGACAAAGAAGTTTTTATTGTAACTGAAGACGAACAAAAGATACCCGTTCCAATCGGAGAATATGAATTAGAAGACGGACGTATTTTAGTTGTAGAAGTTGAAGGAATTATAATGGATGTTAAAGAAGCTCCAACAACTGAAGAAGTTGCACCTGAAGACGAAGTTGCTCCAGAAGTTCCTGTTGCAGCAGAAGCAGTAACACCAAGCGCAAAAAAGACAATTGAAAGCGTTGTTAAAGAAACGTTCTTTGCAGAAATAGAAAAATTAACACAAGAAAATATAGAGTTAAAAGCACAATTAGAAAAGTTGTCTAAAGTTGACGAAGTTACAACAGAAGTAACCGAACTTGCAGACGTAAAACCTATTGCATTTAACCCTGAAAACACGAATGAAGTTGAACACTTTCAATATGGTTCAAAGAGACCACGTTCAATTATGGATTCAATTTTAGAAAAAATAAACAATTAGTATTAACAATTTAAAAACTTAACAAAATGCCATTTGGTTCAAACCCAGTAATTACCACAACTTACGCAGGTGAGTTTGCAGGTAAGTATTTAGCAGCCGCTTTATTAAGCGCACCAACATTAGAGCAAGGCGGAGTATCTATACTTCCAAACGTTGCTTACAAACAAGTTATGCAAAAAGTAGCTACAGGAAACATAGTAGCAAACGCAACTTGTAACTTCACAGCTTCAGGAACGGTAACACTAACTGAAAGAGTATTAACAACAGAAGAATTTCAAGTAAATCTTGAACTTTGCAAATTAGACCTAGCACAATCTTGGCAATCGGCAAGTATGGGTTATTCAGCGTTTAAGACGTTACCTAAAACTTTTGCAGACTTTTTAATTGCACACGTAGCAGCTAAAGTAGCGGCTAAAATTGAGACTACAATTTGGAACGGAACAAACGCAACAGCAGGAGAATTTGACGGCTTTAGAGCTTTAATGTTAGCAGACGCAGACGTTATTGACGTAGTTTCAACTGCTATTACATCCGCTAACGTAGTAGCAGAAATAGGAAAAGTAGTTGACGCTATTCCAGCATCACTTTACGGAAATGAAGGTTTAAGAATTTATGTATCACAAGCGATTGCAAAAGCTTACGTTCGTGCATTGGGTGGTTTTGGTGCTTCAGGTTTAGGAGCAAACGGAACAAACGCACAGGGTACACAATGGTACACAAACGGTTCTCTTTCATTTGACGGCATTCCAATCTTCATGGCTAACGGCATGAAATCAACGGATATGGTCGCAACCACAGTTGACAATTTGTTTTTTGGTTGCGGATTGTTAAATGACAGCTCACTTTGCAAGACAATTGACATGTCGGATATTGACGGTTCAAACAATGTAAGAGTTATTTTACGTTACAACGCAGGTATTCAATACGGTATCGGTGGAGACGTGGTTCTTTATTCTTCAGGAGTATAACATTAAATAAAAAGCGTAGGCAACTGCGCTTTATTTTATTCATAATTTAAAAACAAAACACAATGGCTTGTTTATTAACACACGGAAGAGCTGAATCTTGCAAAGAATTTGTAGGCGGAATTAAAGCAATTTATTTCCTTAATTACGGAGTTGTAGGTCCACAACCAACGGCTAATTATGGTTTAACTGATTTAACAGACCAATTAAATACATTAACACTAACACCTTCAGCTTCAACTTTATTTAAATATGAGTTAAAAGGTGCAAATTCTTTTGAGCAAACAATTACAAGTTCACGTGATAACGGAACTACATTTGTAGAGCAAACTTTAACTTTTACAATTAAAGGTTTAGATGCAACAACTACAAAACAAATAAAATTACTTGCTTGGGGAAGACCGCACGTTATTATACAAACTAACGCTAACTTTTTCTTTATAGCAGGTTTAGAAAACGGAATGGATGTAACTACAGGAACTATTTCAAACGGTACTGCAATGGGTGACTTAAACGGTTACACAATTACACTTGTAGGACAAGAAGCAATTCCTGCAAACCACTTAAACGTTGCTGCGCCTTACGGTGATACGCAAATAAAAGCAGTAACAGGAGCTACTTCAATTATTTTAGCTTCATAACACTTAAAAAATTATTTTTAAAGCCGTTCGTAAGTTCGGCTTTTTTTTTGTCTTAAAAAAAGAACAAAAACACGATTATTTAATTATACTAATATGATAGTATTAACGCCTTCTACAAGTCCACAAACATTTAGCTTTATTCCACGTGACAATACGTTTAATGTTATGGAACTAACGGACGAACAAACAAACGTAACAACGCCTGTAGCGATTACTTCAAGGACTGTTGGAGACTACATTTATACAATTACAGCGACTTTTGGTTTAGTAGAAGGACATTTTTATAATTTAGTTTTAAGAGTAGGTACAACGATTATATATAAAGACCGAGTATTTTGCACGGCACAATCATTAGTTACATTTTCGGTTAACAATAACCAGTACGTTTCTAATTCAACAACAAATGATTTTATAGTATATGAATAATTTACACGTTTTAAATTTGTCGGCTTATACGTCACCTGTTATTTCGGAAACAAACCGAGAAAATTGGGTGGACTTTTTAACTGAAGACGGCGACCAATACTTTCAATTCTTAATTGAGAGATATAGCAATTCAACAACGAATAACGCTATTATAAACAACGTAGCGCGATTAATATACGGAAAAGGTTTAAGTGCATTGGACGCTAATAAAAAGCCGAATGAGTACGCGCAAATGATGTCTTTATTTAACAAAGAAGACGTACGAAAAATGGTTCTTGATAGAAAAATGTTTGGACAATTTGCTATTCAAGTACACTACAACGACAAGCACGACAAAATATTAAAAGCATATCATATACCGGTTAACCTTTTAAGAGCTGAAAAATGCGACAAAGACGGACAAATAACAGGTTATTACTATTCGGACAATTGGGACGATACTAAAAAGTTTGCACCAATTAGATTTAACGCTTTTGGTTATAGCAAAGAAAAAATAGAAATACTTTATTCTAAACCTTATTCGGTTGGAATGAAATATTATTCCTACAGCGACTATGCAGGTTGTATTCCATATTGTCTTTTAGAAGAAGAAATTGCAGACTATTTAATTAACGAAGTTCAAAACGGATTTAGTGGAACTAAAGTTGTTAATTTCAATAACGGAATACCAACGGACGAACAGCAAAGTATTATTTCAAATAAAGTTTTAAGCAAGTTAACAGGAAGTCGTGGACAAAAAGTTATAGTAGCTTTTAACAACAACGCTGAAAGTAAAACAACAGTTGAAGATATTCCGTTAAACGACGCTCCAGAACACTACACATATTTAAGCGAAGAATGTTTGCGTAAAATAATGTTAGGACACAATATAACTTCACCTTTACTTTTTGGTGTTGCTTCAACAAATGGCTTTTCAAGTAATGCAGACGAATTAAAAAATTCAAGTGTACTTTTTGACAATATGGTAATTAGACCATTCCAAGAAGAAATTTTAGACGCTTTTGATAGCATATTAGCATTTAACGGAGTTGCTTTAAAGTTATTCTTTAAAACGTTACAACCGTTAGAGTTTACGGACTTGGAAAACACGCAAAACGAAGAACAAGTTGCAGAAGAAACAGGAACAGAATTAAGCGCACATACAAATCCTTTAATTGATTTAGGCGAAGAACCACAAGACAATTGGTTATTAATAGACGAAAAAGAAGTTGATTACGAAAATGACGATAAAGAAAACGAATTATTAAGTAAAGAGCCAAAACAAAGTTTGTTGTCTAAAATTGTAAACTTGGTAAGTACAGGTTCAGCGTTTCCAAATAGCAAAAGTCAACAAGACGAACTAATAGACGGAGTTAAATTTTTTACACGTTATAAATACGTAGGCGAAGTAACTAAAAATAGACGTGAATTTTGTACACAAATGGTTTTAGCTAACAAGATTTATAGAAAAGAAGACATTTTAAGAATGGAAACACAAGTTGTTAACGCAGGTTGGGGGCCAAAAGGTGCTGACACTTATTCAATTTGGTTGTATAAAGGTGGTGGAAATTGTCACCACAGATGGAACAAGCAAGTTTACGCAAGTTTTGAAGGAACTAACATTGATATAAACAGTCCACGAGCGCGACAAATTGCAGGGCAAAAGGCAGAAAAATACGGATATGTAATTAACAACCCAAAGTTAGTAAGTACACGTCCAATTGATATGCCTAACAAAGGGTTTTTACCTACAAATAAAAAAGAGAATTAATGGCAGACGCACTTTTAGTCACACGACAAGATTTAACAAAGTACACTTCGTTAAACGGAAACGTAGATACGGACAATTTTATACAATACATCAAGATTGCACAAGATACAGATTTGCAAAATTTCACAGGAACGAAGCTATTAGACAAGATAAAAGCGGACATCATAGCAAATACATTAAGTGGAAATTATTTAACGCTTACAACGACTTATTTAAAGCCAATGCTTATTCATTTAGCGATGAAGTATTATTTGCCGTTCGCAGCTTACACGATTTCAAACAAAGGAGTTTACAAACACAATTCGGAAAATAGCACGAGCGTAGAAAAAAACGAAATAGACTTTTTAATTGAAAAGGAAACACAAATAGCACAACACTATACACAACGTTTTATTGACTATATAAGTAATAACACGAGTTTGTTTCCAGAATATAACACAAATTCAACAAGTGATATGTTCCCAGATACTAATAATAATTACACTGGGTGGTACATTTAAGAACATACAAACCAAAGGAAGTTAATATCGTAAAGTTAAAGACTTACCTAAACACTATAAAAAATGGGAAGTAGTTGGGGTTCTTTACCTTCGAGAACAAGTCCAAAAGGTGGACAACGTGGTTGTCTATGTAAAGACGGAAAAAGCTATTCTATAAAGTGTTGTAACGGAAGTTTAAGCGCACAAGGAATAGGTAATATAACAGGAACAGCTGCACCAATAATTATACCAAGTGCATACAGAATAACAGAAATAAGCGACCAAAGAATAACAGAAAATAACGACAAAAGAGTAACACAATAAAAAATATAAAATGGCAGATTTAAAAATTAGTCAATTAACCGCAAAAGGTTCAGCAATAGCTTCTACAGATTTAGTAGAAATAAGTCAAAGCGATGGAGCAGGTGGTTATGTAACAAAGTCGGTTACAGGTGCAAACATTATAGGTTCAAAGCAGGATACTTTAATAAGTGGTACAAATATTAAAACCATTAATTCGACTACATTATTAGGTAGCGGTGACTTAACAGTACAACCTACGTTAGTAAGTGGCACAAACATAAAAACGATAAATAGTAATTCGATTTTAGGTAGTGGCGATTTAGTAATAACAGGCGGTGTTTCTTCAGTTTCAGCAACAACACCTGTAGTAGCTACAGGAACTACAACACCTGTTATTAGTTTAGCTTCAAATTATGGAGACACTCTAAATCCTTATGCGTCAAAGACTGCAAATAATATTTTAGCTGCACCAAACGGAACGGCAGGAGTACCAACATTCAGAGCTATTGTAGGCGCAGATATTCCTACTCTTAACCAAAACACAACAGGAACGGCAAGTAACGTAACAGGTATTGTAGCAGTAGCGAATGGTGGTACAGGCACAGCAACACCAAGTTTAGTAGCAGGAGCTAATATAAGTATTACAGGAACTTTTCCTAACCAAACAATAACAGCTTCAGGTTCAGCAGGAGCAGTTACACAAATAGTTGCAGGAACAAATGTTACAATATCTCCCGCAGGTGGTACAGGAGTAGTTACAATAAACGCAAGTGGCGGTGGTGGTGGTACAGAGATAGGAGCTTTAATTGGTGGCGGTGTAGTTGTTGCAGTATTTAATCAAAACGGAGTAAATAAAGCACTTATTGCAAGTTTAACTAATTTATCTGCAGGTCTGCAGTGGACAGATAGTGGATTTCAAGGTACTTTGATAGGTGCTACAGCACAAAGTTTTTTTGATGGACTTACAAATACTAATGCAATTATAGCACAAACAGGAGCTGCTGCAACTACAGCTTATGCCGCAGGAATAGCAAGACTTTTTGCAGCTGGTGGTTTTAGTGATTGGTATCTACCTTCACTATGGGAGTTAAATATGTGTTATAATTCAGCAGGTATTATTAGCAAAATTACAGGAGTTACAGGGATTCTTGCAACTGTTCAATATTGGTCTTCTACAGAAAATGCACTTAATTCTGCGTGGCCAAAAAACGTAACGAATGGAGATTCATTTGCAACTAATAAAGGAACTTTATTTGCAGTTAGAGCTGTAAGAATACATACAATATAAATAAATTAATATGAAACAATTAATAGGATATTACAACGAACAAGGAACTTATATAGAAGAACTTGTTAATGTTATTGAGAAAACAAACGAAGAATTAATACAAGAGAAAGAAGCACAGCTTTTAGCTATGTATGATGAGTTAAAAGTTCTTAAAGGAGAATAGATGAAAAGTAACTATTTAGCGGGGTTATATTTTATTGCGGGTTTTTTAACTTCGTTTTCTTTGATTTGTCAAGGCACAGAACCCTACATTAATTTGGCTGGAGTTACTTTGTTTTTTTACTTAACTTTCAGTTTAACGGAAGCACTTGAAAATTTAGGATTATGAGACTACAATTATATTTATTACTTTACACAATTAAAAATTCCGCATTGAAACTTATAACAATTTGCTTTTCGTTTTTTTTACCTATATCCGGAATACTTGGACTTTTATTTGCGTTGATATTGTCGGACACGGCTACAGGAATTTGGAAAGCAAAACACCAAAAACAAGAAATAACTTCACGCAAACTTTCTGCAATAGTTTCTAAATTACTTTTATATGAATTAACAGTTATAATGTTTTATTTAATAGATTACTATATTTTAAACGACATAATTTTAACGTTCTTTTCAGTTCCATTAATGCTTACAAAAGTTTTAGCGTTGGTACTTGCTTCAATAGAAGTTATGAGTATAAACGAAAATTACAAAGTTGTTAAAGGAATAGACATTTGGCAAAGCGCAAAGTTATTGTTTGCAAGAGCAAAAGAAGTTAAAGACAACATTAATAAGTTAAAATGAATTTAAGCGCACACGTTACATTAAAAGAATTTCAAGCTTCAGGGTTGGCAACGTTACGCAACCTTAATAACGAAATGAACGAAACACAAATTGCATCCGCAAAGTTATTGTGTGAAAACGTATTTGAACCTTTAAGAATTTACTTAAACACACCAATACAAATTAGTTCCGGTTTCCGTTCAGTACAAGTTAATAAAATGATTAAGGGGAGTTTATCAAGCCAACATTGTAAAGGTGAAGCAATGGACTTACAAATCGGTTCTAAAGGGTTTAATTTTATTAAAGACAAATTAGAGTTCGACCAACTTATTTGGGAGTTTGGAAACGATGAAAATCCTTCTTGGGTTCACGTTAGTTATAGTTCTAAAAATCGTAAACAAGTATTAAAAGCAACCAAAAAAAATGGGAAAACTATCTATTCTAATTATTAGCATTTTACTTTATTCGTGTTCGGCTCAATATCACTTAAATAAAGCAATAAAAAAAGGTTACGTTTGTGAAGACACTTTACAAATGGACACAATAAGAATAGCAACTATTGATAGTGTTCCGGTAATTGTAAACAACGAAATAATTTACGAAAAATTTATTACGCAAAAAGATACAATAGTTAAATGGAAAACTAAAAATGTTTACGTTCCAAAAACACGAATAGAATTAAAACGTGAATACAAAATAAAAGTAAAAACTATCTACAAAGACAAGGTAGTTGAAAAAGCACAAGCACGAGCTGAAGGCAAAAAGAATAGACCAAAAGGAAATTTAAACCTTCTTTTTGTAGGTGTTGGAATAGGTTTACTACTTTCGTTCTTATGGAAGTACGCAAAACAATCATTAATCTAAATTTTTATGGCAAATAACAGCGCAAGGTTTCGACTAAAACAGGACGAAATCGAAATACTTATGCAGTATCGTGGCATCAAAAATGCAACGGATGAAGCTGGAGTAGATGACAAAGATGTAAAGCACGGATGGCTAAAAACAAAACAAGCAAGTTTATTTTTTAAGAACCCAAACTTTAAACAGGAAGAACTAAACGAGATACAAAGAATAAAAGACGAATGTATAAAAGAAGTAAAGTTATACGCTCCGAAATATCACGCAATAGAAACAATAAAAAGCGAAGACACGCATTTACTTGTAATTGATATTGCAGACTTACATATCGGAAAACTTGCAACAGCATTTGAAACAGGCGAAGACTATAATTCACAGATAGCCGTTAAACGTGCAAAAGAAGGACTACAAGGCATTTTAAACAAAGCTAAAGGGTTTAACATAGACAAAGTATTATTTGTTGCAGGAAACGACATTTTACACACCGATAACACAAGGCGAACTACAACAGGTGGAACACCACAAGACACGGATGGAATGTGGTACGACAATTTTATAATGGCAAAGAACCTTTATATTGATTTGTTAGAAAAATTATTAAGTTTTGCAGAAGTCGAAGTTGTTTACAATCCGTCAAACCACGATTTAACGCACGGTTTCTTTTTGATGCAGTTAATAGAAGCGCACTTCAGTAAGTCCACAATTAATTTTAACGTAGATTTAAAACATCGTAAGGCATTTAAGTACGGAAACAACTTAATAGGAACAACACACGGAGACGGAGCGAAAATCGAACACTTACCGTTATTGTTAGCAACGGAATTTCCAATACTTTGGAGCGAAACTAAACACCGATATATTTATTCGCACCATATACACCATAAAACAAGTAAAGATTTTATAGGAGTAACATTTGAAACGTTACGCAGTCCTTCAGGAAGTGATAGTTGGCATCATAAAAACGGATATACAGGCGTTCCGAAAGCGGTTGAAGGTTACATACATCACAAAGAATTTGGACAAATTGCAAGATTAACGCATATTTTTTAGTTTGATTAAATAATTTATATTATATTTGTCATTCATAGTTAAAAAAAAAGAAAACAGTTGTAAGCTCCCCAGCACGCAGCTGTTTTTTTTTGTGACAATAAACGGTTTAATTCCGATTAATTGTCCCGTTTTTTACGAAATAAATTGGACTTTTTATGGTTATAACCTTAATAATAGCAAAGATTTTAAGGGTTTTACCTTTACTCTAATACATTATTAAGTAAAATTTACCTTAATTATATGTTTTACTTATTTAAAATGAATATAAATTACACTTTTTTCTATTCAGAAAACGTAATAAACACAAGGATTTTAAAAATAAATTAAAAATAATTGTTAAAAAGTATTGCAGTTATTAAAATAAGTATTAGATTTGCATATAATTATTAACGAAAACAAATATTATGAAAACAGAATTTAACAAAGTAATTGATTTCTTGGAAACACAACAACAGGAAGACAAACTAAACACGAACCAACTGCATTTAATCATCCAGACTTTAGCAACATTTTTAGACGATGAACAATTGCAGGAAGTAGAAAATTTATTTAACCAATTTAAAAAATAAGACTATGAAAAATTTAATTGATTACTTTACACCAACAACCGAAGAACACAAATCGTTTTTAAGGCACTTTTTAAGCACTCTAACGATGTTTATAGTGCTGGGTGGTATGTTCTATTGTTTAATGTATTTAAAAGCGCTGTAAGATGGAAAATAGAAATTTAGAATTTTGGAATAAAGGGTGGGAATTAACCTACGAGTTTTTAGGTTGGACTTATTCAATAGCAGGAACTTGGGAATTTAACGATTACGATGAAGTTAGTGAATATGCGTTTATTGAACTTGACGTTGAAATTTCGCAGAAGTGGGAAACAGAAACAGATGACAATTTACAACCGCACGTTCTTGGGGTTCGTATTTTAGAAGATTTACGTTTAGAAATGCAGGAAGCAATAAACAGCGATTTAGCACACTACAACTTTTGGGAATGGAAAACAAGCAATGACGATAGTAACTACACTTTTTACCACGAACTATGAAAAGCGGAACAACTTACGAACAATTGGATTGGTGGCAACGACAATGGCGCGGAACATTTGATTTAGGGTTATACCTTGAAATTTGCAGAATAAAAAAAAACGAAAACCAAATACAAAAACCTATGAAACGATTTAAAGCAACATTTAAAACTTGGGCGTATGTTGGCGCACCTGTTAAGTTAGAAACACGAATAGTTGAAGCTTACGACATCCAGCACGTTAAAAACTTAATACAAAAGAACGATGACATTATTTTAGAAATTAAACAAATAGAAAAATGATAGAACTAATAAAAGAAATAATAGAACAAGACGGACTTGCACAAAAAAACCGAAAACGTGAAATAGTACACAGAAGAATTTATTTGTTTAGAAAGCTACGCGAAGACGGACACACACTAAAAGGAATTGGAAGCCTGTTCAATATGAACCACGCAACAATATTACACGGTTTAAAAACTTACCAAGATTTAAGCGATGTAAACGACAAGTTATTTTTACACGATATTGAATACTACAAACTTCTTTTGAGTTTAGAACTTCCAGAACTTGACTTGCGTAAAGAAATAAAAGAAGCAAAGAACTTAAAAGACTTGCGTAAAATTCAGTTGAGAATAAGAAATAAATTTTATTAATTCGTGTTTATGTTAAAATAATTATTAAATTTGCAATTGTACGGTCTAACATTATAAGTACAAAAAGGAATTATTGCCCTTGTTTATGAAGTTGAAGTTAGACCCAACGGATTGAACAGGGGCATTTTATTTTAAAAAAATTAAGATTATGGAAGAAATTTGGAAGGATGTTGTAGGTTATGAAGGAAGGTATTTAATATCAAATACAGGTAGATTAAAATCTATTTTAAAAAACAAAGAAAAATTAATAAAAGGTAGTTTAGATATTCACGGATATTTACGATATTCATTAAGTTGGAAATTAAAAAACAAAGTTGTATTTTGTTGTTATGCGCATCAACTTGTAGCAATATGTTTTTTAAATCATAAACCTTGTAATTATAATTTAGTAGTTAATCATAAAGATTTTAATAGATTAAATAATAATGTTCAAAATTTAGAAATAATTACACAAAGAGAAAATACAAATAAAAAACATTTAAAAAGTAGTAGTAAATATACTGGTGTTTATTGGAATAAAGAAAGAAAAAAATGGAGAGTTCAAATTTTAATAAATGCAAAAAGAAAATTTTTGGGTCATTTTAATAATGAACACGAAGCACATTTAGCATATCAAAACGAATTAAAAAATATTGAGTTATGAGCGGTTGGATTAAAATACACAGAAAGTTTTTAGATTGGGAATGGTTTAATAAGTCTGAAGCTGTACACTTGTTTTTGTATATGGTTATTAAAGCTAATCACAAGGACAATAAATGGCAAGGTAACGATGTAAAACGTGGGCAATTTATTTCGTCTTTAGGTAATATTTCAAGTGCTACAGGTATCACTATTCAGCAAATTAGAACCATTTTAAAAAAGTTAGAAAAAACGAATGAAATTGTAGTAAAATCAACAAGCCAATTTACTATCGTAACTATTTGTAAATACGAATGTTACCAAGATGAAAATGAAGACACTAACAAACCAATAACAAACAATCAACAAACGACTAACAAACAATCAACAACAAACAAGAATGAAAAGAAAGAAAAGAATGAAAAAGAAGTGATTTTAGATACTTGGATTGAATACAGGAAGTCGGCAAAAAAGACTCTAACACAACAAAGCATAAAATCTATTTTAGTTAAAATGGAAAATTATACAAATGAACAATGTAAGTTTGTAATAAACAAATCAATCGAACAAGGTTGGCAAGGTTTGTTTTGGGACAACATACAAACAATACAAGAAGTTAATGAACCTAAAAAATGGAAAGCACCGTGGAGTTAAATGGATATAAAATTACAGAAGCTGGAGACGTAATTACTCAACTATTCAAGTATAGAGACAATTACAATAATAAAGGCAAATATTTAGGATTTAAAAGTTTACACGAACATTATTCTATGAGTTTAGGAAATTGTACGGATTGGACGGGTTTTCCTATGAGCGGTAAAACGCAAGTATTAATGGAATGTTTAATGAACACTTCTAAATTTTATGGTTGGAAGCATTTAGTTTATTTCCCTGATGTTGGTTCTAATGTAGAAATAATTGCTGATTTAATACATAAGAAAACAGGCAAGAGTTTTAACCCATTAGACAGGAACACTATTGAAGACAAAGAAATTACACAAGCTATTGATTGGGTATTAGAACATTTTAAGGTATTAACTAAAAAAGATGTTAAGGCAAAACTTACACCAATCCAATTTTGGGATATGGCTGTTGAACTAAAAAAACACGATGAACTTCACACAGCTTCAATTGATAGTTGGAAGGACTTAAATCACCCTTATAACGATTACGGTGGCTATGCACAATATTTAGAATATGTTTTGCCGTATAGAAATCAAATTGCAGAAGACAATGATTTACATTTGCATACAATTATACATCCTAAACTAACTGAAAAAGAAAACGGAAAAAGAAACGCTCCTGTTCCTTACGATTTAAAAGGTGGCAGTGAATGGTTCAATAGTGGTAAATGTATGATTACAGTACACAGGCAAGACCCTACATTTAATTTAGCTGAATTACACTTTAATAAAATTAAACCACGTTCAAACGGAAATATTGGAATGATTGAAATTTGGTTTGATAAAGAAAAATTGTGTTACTTTGAACAATCAAATCCAGCGCCAAATGTATATGTAAAAACTTTTGCTTGTAAACAAACAATTTAAAAAATAAAAAAATGGAACTTGACTTATTGAGCAGTAGAATAAACTTAAACCACACTTGTTTAAAATTACAAGTAAGCATTGAAGACATAAAAACGAAACACCCTAACCGAACCGACTTAATAACTTCAATGGAACAAAGTTTATATGAAATTAAAAAAGCAATGGTTGTTTACCAAACGTTAGAAAAAGAGTTTAGAGCGACAAGACAAATTAACTTTGATTTACAACACATAAATTTAGAATTAAAACAGGATGTAAAAGACTTAAAAAAAATAATAGAATTTAACAACGCAGAACTATGAAAGTATTAAATTTATATGCTTGTTTAGGCGGTAACCGTTACAAATGGGATGAAGTGGCAAATATTGAAGTAACCGCAGTAGAACTTGACCCTGAAGCTGCACGACTTTACAAAGAAAGATTTCCAAACGACACGGTAATTGTAGCAGACGCACACCAATATTTATTAGACCATTTTAAAGAATTCGATTTTATTTGGAGTTCTCCACCTTGTCCAAGTCACAGCAAAGTAAGAATAAGCCAAAAAAATAGAGAAGCTTTTAAATTTATTTACCCAGATATGAAATTATATGAAGAAGTTATTTTTTTAGATAATTTTTTTGAAGGTAAATATGTGGTTGAAAATGTAACACCTTATTATGAGCCATTGATACCTGCAAAAAAAAGAGGTAGACATTTGTATTGGACAAATTTTAATTTACCAAATGATTTAAAAGAAAGAAAATTAGATGGTACTTTAACTAATATGGTTGATGAAATAGGAACATTATCTAAATTTCATAATTACGATTTTAGAAAGTACAAAGGCGAACAAAGCACTACTAAAATGGCTCGTAATTTAGTAGACTATGAAGCAGGTAAAACAATACTTGAAACTGCATTAGGAATAATTAAAAAATCAAATACTAACCAAACATCAATTTTTGATTATGAAAACGATTAAAAAATGTTTTAACTGCAAAGAAGAATTTACACCGTTCAACACACTACAAAAGTTTTGTTTAAAAAACGAATGTATAAAAGCAATGGTTGAAACGCAAAAGTTAAAGGAATGGAACAAGAAGAAAAAAAAATTAGTTGAAGACTTAAAAACCGCAAACGATTATTTAAAAATAGCGCAACAGGTATTCAACAAATTTATTCGTGTTCGTGACGCTGGACTAAATTGTATATCGTGTAACAAACCTTGTAAAAAAGAAAATGCAGGACACTATTATTCGCAAGGCGGACACAGTAACGTAAGGTTTAACGAAGACAACGTACACTTGCAATGCGAAGCTTGTAACACTTATTTAAGCGGTAACTTACTCAACTATCAAGTAGGTATAGAAACACGAATAGGAGCGCAAAGATTAATGGAGCTTCAGGCAAAAGCACACGAAGTTAAAAAATGGACAAAAGACGAACTAAAAGAATTAATAGAAATTTATAAAAAAAAATTAAAATGAATTATAACAACGACTTTAAACACGATTTAGAAGTAGGGCAAGTATATGAAAAAGAACTTGGAAACTTACTGCAAAAAAAAGTAGAAGTTAAACGCGACTTTCGTTGTTTAGAAACTAAAAACGTTTTTGTAGAATATGAAAGTAGGGGCAAACCTTCAGGAATAGCAACAAGCGAAGCCGACTATTATTGTTTTTGGTTTAGCGATGTTCACTGCGTAATTATTAAAACGGACAAATTAAAAGAACACTGCCGTAAATGGATAGGAACAAACCGCGATGTTTTAGGCGGTGACAATAACACAAGCAAAGGTATTTTACTACCGATTACAATTTTTTTTGAAAATATTTATTAAAAATAGTTGTTTATTAAATAACTATTCTTATATTTGCATATATTATTAACTTAAATTATTTAACTATGAAACATTTATTTAAAAGTTTAGCAGCGTTCCAACAAGAAGTTCCTGTTATTCACAAAGCAACACAAGGTTACGGTTACACTTACGCAGACTTACCGAAAATCTTTGAAGTTATAAACCCACTACTAAAAAAACACGGTTTAGGGTTTACACAACTAATTAACGGAACACAAATTGCAACCTGTTTATTTCATATTGAAAGCGCTGAAAGTATTGAAAGTAAAATTGACATACCACAAGGAGTAATTTTAAAAGGAATGAACGAGTTTCAAGTATTAGGAAGCGCAATAACTTACTTAAGACGTTACGCTTTAAGTTCAATGCTTGGATTAGTAACAGACAAAGACACGGACGCAAGCGGCGAACAGGTAAAGCCAGAACCAAAAAAACAAGCAATAGACAACGCAAGGTTTCAAAAAGCAATTGACGCAATTAGCAAAGGAGAATATACAGTTGAAGAACTAACAACAAAATTTGATTTAACACCTGCACAATTAAAAACGTTAAAATTATGAAAATACGTTGTTCAGCATTGGGGCGGTTAATGACCGCTCCACGCACCAAGACCGAAACATTAAGCAAAACAGCAAAGAGTTACATACAAGAACTTGTTTTAGAAGAAAAATTCGGAATTAAAAAAGAGTTTAGTTCACGTTACACGGACAAAGGTTTACAATGCGAAGACGAAGCAATAAGTTTGGTAAACGATGTTTTAGGTTTAGGATTTATTTTTAAGAACGAAGAACATTTTAATAACGAATGGATAACAGGAACACCGGACGTAAACACGAATGAAATTTTATTAGACATTAAATGCAGTTACGAAGCACACACGTTTCCGTTCTTTGAAGACGAAATACCTACAAAGGATTACTACTATCAATTACAGGGTTATTTATGGCTTACGAATAAAACCGAAGCACTACTTTGTTATTGTTTAGTCAACACACCGTTAGAAATAGTTGAAGACGAAATTAGACGCGAACATTGGAAACATTTTAAAATTGACGAAGACGCAGAAATTAGAGAATATGTAGAAAAGAAACATAACTTCGACCACCTTCCAGAACAAACAAAAGTAAAAGTCTTTAAAATTGAACGTGATGAAACTGTTATTTGGGAAATACAAAACAAGGTTGAAGAAGCAAGAATTTATTTTAACAGTTTAATCGAAACAATATGAAAGCAATACTTGAATTTAATTTGCCTGAAGACAAAGAAGATTTTGACTTTGCAAACAACGGAGTAAATTATTATTCAGCACTTACGGAGTTTGACAATTGGTTAAGGAGCGAATACAAATACAACGGCAACGAACCAATGTTTGAAGTAAGAAAAAAACTAAACGAATTTATTAACGAAAACAACGTGAAAATATGAAAGAAAAAACAATAGCAATTATTATTTGGATAGCAATTTATGGTTTTGCTGCCGTTGGTATTTACAAATTTTTTAATTGGTTGATATGAACATACAAATACAAGACAAAAACGTTTTAAGCGTAATGGCTAAATTCAAAGAACGTTCAGAAGCAGGAATAAAGAAATACAAGACTACGTTAGAACGAACCGATTTAACAACGTTAGAATGGCTGACACACGCACAGGAAGAAGCAATGGACTTTGTTCTTTACTTGGAGCGACTAAAACACGAATACAAACAATCTAAATAAATAATATGAAAATACAAGAACAAATTGTAAGCGGTCAAGATACTACGTCTTTTTGGCGTTTATATTGGGAAACAACCTTGCCAAATTCAGTAACCGTTGAACAATGGTTAGAAGTACAAGAATACATTGATAGTAAAACATTAGAATTTATAACAGAAAAAAACAAATAAAAATGGAAACAAGAAACAACACAGGTGCAATTTTTAAAAACGACAACAAAAAAGCGGAAAACCACCCAGACTACAAAGGTAAAGTAAACGTAAACGGCAAGGATATGGAAGTAGCTTTATGGATGAAGACTTCAGCAAAAGGAGTTAAATTCTTTTCAGTAAGCTTTAGTGAACCATTTGTAAAAGGTGAGCCACAAATTCAAAATAATGAGCCACAAATAAAACAATACGGAGACGCAAACGATGACTTACCGTTTTGATATGTACATACAAGACGAACAGTTACGCAAGGAATTAAAAAAGATTTTAGCTTTTAAAAAACGAAACAGCATAGTTAAAGAAATACAGGATAAAGGAAATAAGTTCCACTTTTTCCAGCTTACTAATTTTCTTCAGGGCAAAGACGTTTCACTTTCAACGCTTAAAAAAATAGATTACTTCGTAAATAGATAAAATTTTCAAGTTAAAAACGTAGGCGCAGACTTGATTGTTTGCGCTTTTTTTGTTCTACACAACTAATTGTTAATAAATTCGTTTGTTTATTGTTGAAAAATTAATCATACATTTGCTTAATATCTAAACAATTAAAAATTGGAATGGTTAACTAAAGTTGCAAAACATCACAAAGAATGGGTTAAAATGGTTAACACTTTTGGCGAATATTTTTTTGCTGAAGACATAGTACAGGAAACTTACATAATGTTAATGAAGTGGAGCAGCGAAGAAAAACTATTTAAAGACGGAAACATAAGTAAAGGTTATATGTGGTTAGCTTTAAAAAACACTTTCCTTCAGCACGTGAACAAAAACAACAAAATCAAATTTATACCTTTAGACGATGTATACAATTTAGCAGAAGAAAACAACACAGAAGAAAACGAAGCTTACAACGACCTGTTAAATAATGTAGATTTAGAGTGTGATAGTTGGCATTGGTACGACAAACAATTATTTGAGTTATACAAAAACACGAATAAAAGTTTAAGACAAATAAGTGCAGAAACAAACATAAGTGTAACAAGTATATTTAACACGGTTAAAACTTGTAAAAAACGAATTAAAAATAACGTAGGTGAAGACTACCAAGATTTTATAAATAAAGATTACGAACTAATAAAAAAGAAAAAATGAAAAGTAAAGGATTAGGCGATACAATCGCAAAAATTACAGAAGCAACAGGAATTGATAAACTTGTTAAATTTATTGCAGGTGAAGACTGCGGATGTGATGAGAGAAAAGAAAAGTTGAATAAACTATTTCCGTATGCAAAACCGTTGTGTTTAACAGAAGACGAGTTCAACACGTTAGACACTTATTTTAAACAAAACACGAACACACTAACAAGCGATGAACAAACAAGTCTAATAGCAATTAACAACAGAGTACTAAACCAAAAATTAACTTTCAGCACCTGTTCAAGTTGTCTGCGAGATTTAGTAAGTAAGTTAAGAGTAATTTACAACGAGTACAGTCCAGAACAAACAGAAGAAAATGCAAGTAGCGAAAGTTAAAATTAACAGCATAAAGACGAACCCAAAAAACCCACGTTTAATAAAAGACGACAAGTTTAAAAAGTTAGTCAATTCAATTAAGGAATTTCCACAAATGTTAGAACTACGACCAATTGTAGTAGATGAAAACAATATAATTCTGGGTGGAAATATGCGACACAAAGCTTGTATTGAAGCAGGGTTAAAAGAAGTTTATATTGTACAAGCAAAAGATTTAACTGAGCAACAAAAAGACGAATTTATAGTTAAAGACAACGTAGGGTTTGGAGAATGGGATTGGGATATTTTAGCGAATGAATGGGACACCGAAAAATTACAAGATTGGGGTTTAGACTTGCCGTTAGACGTAAGCGTTCAGGAATTAGAAGCTGAAGAAGACAATTACGAAATACCAAACGAAATAAATACCGATATTGTTTTAGGCGACTTATTCGAGATAGGCGAACACCGTTTACTTTGTGGGGATAGTACGGATAGCGATTTAATAGAAAAGTTATTAAACGGACAAAAAGCGGATTTAGTTTTCACCGACCCGCCTTATAAAATTGAAACTGAAGGTGGATGTAAGGGAATAACGGGTCAAGCATTAAAAAAACAAGGCAAACAAATTGAATTTATATCGGACTTTGAACCAATTAACTTTTTAAACGTTTTGCCTATTTTATTTGAAAATAAAAAAATGAATGCTTATATTTTTTGCAATAAGGATTTATTGCCAGATTATTTATTTTGGGCTAAAGAAACGGGATATTCATTTAATGTTTTAATTTGGAAAAAGCCAAACGCAATTCCGATTGGGGATTCTCACAGACCCGATATTGAATATTTACTGTTATTTAGAAAATCCGCAATTTGGAATAATAGTTTAAAAGATGTTAATTATTCAAGGTGTTTGGAATACGGACGGGAAAGCGGATTACACCCAACAATGAAACCAATTGAATTAATTGCAAATGAAATGCAAATAAGTTCAAATAAAAATAGTTTAGTTTTTGATTTCTTTTTAGGAAGCGGAAGTACAATGGTAGCTTCACACCAATTAAAACGCAAATGTTACGGAATGGAATTAGACCCGAAATATTGTCAAGTAATAATTGACCGAATGAAAAAGTTAGACCCAAGTTTAGAAATTAAACGCAACGGAGAAATATTAAATTAACGTGAATAAAACGAGAAAATGCCAAACGAAGAAAATTTAAAAAAGTTTAGTGCGGAATACCAACCCGAAAAAAACGGACGACCGAAAGGAAGTAGAAACCGAAGCACAATAGCACGTCTTTGGTTAGAAACAACACAAAAGGCAAAGAACCCAATAACAGGCGTTGAAGAAACTTTGTCGCAAGAAGACTTGGGAACTTTAGCAATGGTTAAAAAAATGCGCGACGGAGATGTTTCAGCATACAAAGCACTTATGGATAGTGGCTACGGTGCGCCTGTTCAACAAATAGAACAAACAAATATAGAACAACCTTTATTTCCTGATGTTAATACGGACGACTGCAATTAGTAAAATTGCTAAGTTAGACAAGCGAATAAAAATAATTCAAGGCGGTACTTCAGCGGGTAAAACTTTTGGCGTTATTCCTTTATTAATTGACATAGCGACAAAGCACAAAAACACGGAAATAAGTATTGTTGCAGAAAGCATACCACACTTACGTAGGGGCGCGTTAAAAGACTTTGTTAAAATAATGCGTTGGAGTAACAGGTTCTTTGAAGACAAGTTTAATAAATCATTATTAAGGTACGAATTTTCAAACGGTTCTTACATTGAATTTTTTAGCGCAGACGATAGTTCAAAATTAAGGGGTGCAAGACGCGATATTCTTTACATAAACGAATGTAACAATGTAACATTTGAAAGTTACAACGAACTTGCAATACGTACAAAAAAACGAATATACCTTGACTTTAACCCAGCGAATGAATTTTGGGTACATACGGAACTAAAAGACGAACCCGACACAGACTTTTTAATTTTAACGTACAAGGACAACGAAGCACTTGATGAACGAATAGTAACGGAAATTGAAAAGAACCGCTTAAAAGCCACGACAAGCAGTTATTGGGCTAATTGGTGGCGGGTATATGGCGAAGGACTTGTTGGAATGTTAGAAGGAGTTATATTTTCAAACTACAAACTAATTGACACCATACCGCCTGAAGCACGTTTACTTGGTTATGGTTTAGACTTTGGGTATTCAAACGACCCGACAAGCATAGTTGAAGTTTACAATTACAACGGGCAAAGAATACTAAATGAAATATGTTATCAAACAAGTTTATTAAATAACGACATAGCGAAGAAACTACAAAAACACGTAATAGCATACGCAGATAGTTCAGAGCCAAAAAGCATTGAAGAAATACGAAGAACAGGACAACAAATAAAAGGAGTAACAAAGGGCGCAGATAGTGTAAACTACGGAATACAAATAATGCAGTCGCAAAATTATTTAGTTACTTCACAAAGCACAAACCTAATTAAAGAATTAAGGGCGTACTGTTGGGACGCTGATAAGTCTGGAAAAACATTAAACAAACCGCAGGGCAAAAACGACCACGCAATAGACGCTGTACGTTATCACGAAATGGAAACTTTAGGGTTAAACAATACACACGGGCAATATTTTATAAGATGAGCGATTTAGAAGTAATGATGCAAGCGGTTCAAATTTACATATACCAAAAAAAAGGTGTAAAGGTTAGAATTTATTTACGAGACATTCGAGATATTAATATGTTAAAACAAGCATACGATTACATACAAAAAAACGAACACAACAAAAACACGAATAATTAATTATTAAGATATGAAGTTAGAAATAAACGTACCAACAACTTTAAGTGAAATTCCATTAAAAAGCTATCAAGAATTTTTAAAGGTTCAACAGGGAAGCAATGACGAAGAATTTATAGCGCAAAAAATGGTTCAAATATTCTGCGGAATAGAACTAAAGGACATAGTCAGAATGAAGTTGACAAGTTTAAACGAATTAATATTACACTTTAAAAACCTATTCGAACAAAAGCCAAAATTTCAACCAACGTTTAAAATAGGCACACAAGAATTTGGATTTATTACTAACCTTGAAGAAATAAGTTTTGGCGAATACGTAGACTTGGAAAACAATTTACTGAAGTGGGAAGACTACCATAAGGCAATGGCTGTGATGTACAGACCAATAAAGATGAAATTCAAAGATAAGTACGAAATAGTTGACTATACGCCAATGGAAGAAATGCACGAGTTAATGAAGTTCACGCCTGTTGATATAGCGATTAGTTCAAGTGTTTTTTTTTGGAATTTAGGAAGCGAATTATTGACAGCTACGCTTACTTATTTGGAACGGCAGATAAAGACGAACAAGAAGACGGAAACGAGTTTAGCGAACAAGCTCAATTTGGAAAACAATGGGGTTGGTATCAATCAATTTATGCACTCGCTCAAGGAGACATTACAAGATTTGACACAGTCACCGGATATAGACTTACTCAATGTCTCACCTATCTTACCTTCGAAAAGCAAAAGCAAGAAATTGAACAACGCCAACTTAATAAACTAAAAAGATGACAGGATATTACAACTTATTAGACAAACTAAAAACACACTTTGACGCTGACGTTATTGTAAACACGGTTACACAAGGAGACATATTTAAAGTTGATTTAAGCAAACAAACAATATTTCCTTTATTACATATAATGGTAAACAGCTGCACGTTAGACGAACGCACAACAACTTGGAATATTAGTTTAATAGCAATGGATGTTGTAGATATTTCAAAGAACGCAACAACAAATATTTTTTTAGGTAACGACAACGAAATAGATGTATTGAATACTCAACACGCAGTATTAAATAGGGCATACGAAATAATAAAACACGGAAGTTTAGCATACGATTTATTTATGGTTGAAGGAACTGCAAATTTAGAACCATTTACAGAACGGTTTGAAAATTATATGGCAGGTTGGACTATGACTTTTGACGTAGTAACACCGAACGAAATGACTATTTGTTAAGATGAAACAATCGGAAGTACAAAAAGAACTTGAAAGGTTTCGTGATTACGTTATTAAAGAAGCACGTTCTAATTTAACACGAAGTCAAAAGAACGTTTCTAAAGGACTTTACGAAAGTTTAAAAGGAAATGTTAAAGCAATGCCGAATTCTTTTTATATGGACTTTAAAATGAATGATTACGGTAAGTTTCAAGACAAAGGAGTAAAAGGTAAAGACCCAAGCAAAGTTTCTAAAAACGCAAGAATAAAAGGACAACAAGCGCCAAACAGTCCGTACAAATTTGGTAGTGGTTCAGCTTCTGGGCAATGGGGTATGTTTGTAAGCAATATTCAAAAATGGGCGCAAAAACGAAACATAAGATTAAGAGACGATAAAGGAAAATATAAGAAGGGCGGTTATAGTACAATAGCGCAAATAATAGCAGGAAACATTTATAATCGTGGAATTAAACCAAGCTTATTTTTTACTACACCATTTGAAGCTGCATTTAAAAGATTGCCTGATGAACTTGTAGAAAAGTTTGGTTTAGACGCAATGAATTTATTTAAACAAACACAATTTAAAAACGAAAAGAAATAATGGCTAATATATTTGCACGTTCACCGTATATAGTAAGAATAGCAGAATCAACACAAGTTGGTTCAAAGTTGGAAATATTTTTAAGTCCAACAACTTTTGGCGGAACACCTACATACACGTTAAGTAAATTAATTCCTTCACCAACAAATATTGACACTTTGTACGATGTTAGTCCATATATTAGAGAATATATAAAATTCAATTTGTGTGCAGCAGGTGGAAATTCAGCAGTAACAAACCCAACGAATGAACGAGTAAACGTACAACTAAAACTTTATTGGTATAACGGCACTACCTATGCACAAGTAGGAGCAACACAAACACACATAGCATTTGACGGTTATACATATTACGAAGACCTTTATAATAAAGATTTAGGAAACTATGGACTTGACGTAGGAAATTATTACTATAATCCTACTTCAGACGCAGGAAAAATACGAGTAACAACAGGCGCAAGTTTTACAGCACGTTACACAAATTTAAGCACCGCAGTAGTAACAACTTTAGCAGTAGCAAGTTCAACATTTGACATACCACGAGTAAGAACTGCAAACGTAAACGAAGGAAACAAAGTAGAAATTTTAAACGGAGCTTCAGCAGTACAAGCAACTTGGTATTTTTATCCGTTAGAAGAATGCAAATATACACCTGTTATAATTGACTTTGTAAACAAATACGGAGCTTGGCAAAGAGAATTCTTTTTTAAAGCAAGTACAGATAACTTTAATGTTGAAAACACGGAATATAATTTGATGCAAACATCACAATTTCCAACAACTTTTTATAGTGGATTAGAAGGGCAAAGAAAAACATTTAATACTAACGGCAAAAAAAGTGTTAAGGTAAATACAGGTTGGGTTAAGGAAACTTGGAAAGAAGTTTTAAAACAAATAATGTTAAGCGAACGAATTCTAATTGACAACAAACCTGCAAAGATTAATACTAAAAGCACGGAGTTGTTTAAGCATATAAACACGAAACAAATAAATTATAGTTTAGACTTTGAGTTTGCATACGATGTTATTAATTCAGTAATATAATGAAAAGAGAAGTTGGCATTTTTATTGAAACAGATTTTGCACAAGCGGAAACAAACTTTGCACGTTTAGAATTATTCAACGATGAAAAGATTTCCGTAAGTTCAACTATTCAAAATATTTCGGATATAAGTAAAATATTTACGGACTATTCACAGGGATTTACAATTCCGTGTTCACCAACTAACAACGCTATATTTAAACACTTTTACCAAAATGATGTTGACTCTTTAGGAATAATAGATTACCAAAATAGATACAACGCTTTTATTGAAGTTGACACGGTGTTATTTAGACGTGGTAAAATTCAACTTGAAAAGACGAACCTAAAAAACGGAAGACCTGATAGTTATTCAGTAACATTTTACGGAGCAGGTGTAAGTTTAAAAGATTACTTCAACGAAGACAAATTAAACCAATTAGATTACACAAGTTTAAACCACGAATACAAAGAAGTAGAAGTTTACGATAGAATAACAATAGACAGTTTAGTAACTGATTACGATGTTAGATATCCATTAATAAGTTCTAAACGAGTTTGGCAGTTTGGTTCAAGTGTTCCGTTACCAACAGCAAACCTTCCAGAATGGTACACTTACCCATCAAGCAATGTAAATAATTTAGGACACACAACCGGAAGACTTTTTTATACTGAATTATTTCCTGCGGTTCGTGTTGCAAGTATTTTTGATTTAATACAAAATCAATACGGAATAACATTTAATGGTTTATTTTTACAAACAGATTTATTTAAAAAAGCATTTTTATGGTTTAAAAATAAAGACAAATTAATTTTAAGCGGAACACCTGTTCCAATAGATATTTTAACCGTTAGTTATAACAATTTAACACCAAACACCGCATTTAATACAAGTAATAATACATTTAAAATACAACCCGCGACACCTTCAACTTCTTACACAATAACGCATACTTTACAAATTTTTTGTACTGCATTAACACCGACCGACCCTTTAGATTTTTATCTTGACGTTTACAAAAATGGAGTTTTCAGTCAATCATTTACTTACAATACTTTAATGCCTTACACAAGCGTAACGCCATTAACTGCACCGTTTACGATTGATATTAACAACACAGATACGGCAACTTTTACTTTTAAAGTTAGGGCAAATTCTCCAAATACAATTGATTTTGATTTTAGATATACAAGAAAAAAACTTTATTTTGGCGGTAGTGTTGATACAGGAATTGCGATTGCAAATTCAAGTCAAATAACTTCGGGTTTTACAGATTTAGCGCAAATGGCTCCAGATATGAAAATAAGCGATTTTATTTCTGGAATATGTAAAGAGTTTAATATAACAGTTTACTCAAATGAGAAGAACGTATTTACTTTTGACCCTTTGCCTGTTTGGTACGGAAGGGGAATTATTAGAGATATAACACAATTTACTGATGTTACAAGCATTGAAATTGAAAGAATGAAGTTGTACAAGTCAATTGAGTTTAAATACCAAGATAGTGAAAGTTTAATGAATAAAGCATTTTTAGAGAATCCTTTGAATATAGATGCACACGGATATGGAAATGCAAAAATAGGTTGGAACTATGACGGTGGCGAATACAAAATAGAAAGTCCATTTGAGAATTTACTACATAATAATTTTGGAAACAATTTGCAAGTAGGTTATTGCTTAAATAAAGAGTTAGCTTCATACATACCTAAACCTTGCTTGTTGTATATGAACCAATTAACAACTATAACAGGCACACCTTTACATTGGGACGGCGATAGTCCACATATACCAGAATACGTTCCATTTGGACAAGACACAAATATATTAAATTCATTAGGTGGTTTTTTTCCTGTTACATTAAATTTTGGCGAAGAAATTTCAAGTTTTTATTTAGTAAACAATCCGAATACACTTTATAAAATTTACTATTCTAACTATTTAGAAAATTTATATAACTATAAAAATAGATTAGTAAAAGTTAAAACGATACTTCCTGTTTCTTTACTTACACAACTTCAGTTAAACGACCGACTTGTTATAAGAGATAAACGTTATTTAATAAATGAAATGCAAAGCGACTTAACAACAGGTGATGTTAACTTTTCTTTGATTAGTGATTTTGAAGAAGTAAAACCAATTAAGTACGAAATTAGTCCAGTAGGAACAGGAAGCGTTCACAAAATGGCAATTTATTTTAGCACAGGAGTTTATGAAGTAAGAATTTTAAAAAGCGCAAATGCAAGTAATGTTACTTTGTCAAGCGTATTATTCACAAGTGAAGGTTTTCTAATAATAGGAGTTCCTGCAAACGCAGCAAGAACAATTACAATAAGTTTAACAAGTAACTACACCAACGGAAACACGGACACAAATTATATTATAATAAACCAAGTATGATAAACAAAATAATTGAAATGCTTTTATTAAGTGATTTTTACGGAGAAAGTGAAAACATAGACATAGCAAAGGGTAAATATAAATTTACTACTTCCATAAAAGAACAATGGAAACAAGCACAACGCAAAAGGTTAATAGAGAAAAAAATAAAGAATAATGGCTGAAAAAAAAGTAATTGAATTAGAAGTAAATTCTAATTTAGGCAATTTAAAACAACAACTTAAACAAGCACAAGTTGAAGTTCAAACGTTGGCGGAAAAGTTCGGAGCAACTTCAGCACAAGCAGTTGAAGCTGCAAAGAAAGCAGCTATTCTTAAAGACAAAATAAGTGACGCAAAAGCGTTAACTGATGCGTTTAACCCAGACGCAAAGTTTAAAGCGTTAAGCGGTGCGCTAACAGGTGTTGCAGGTGGTTTTTCTGTTGTTACAGGAGCAATGGCTGCGTTTGGAAAACAAAACGAAGACGTAGAAAAAGCTTTGTTAAAAGTTCAAGGAGCAATGGCTTTGGCTTCAGGCGCACAAGCAATCGGTGAAAGCATTGATAGTTTTAAACAACTTGGAGCGGTATTAAAAGCAAATACTATTGTTCAAAGAATAATGACTGCGGCTCAATATGCTTATAATTTAGCAATGTCGTTAAATCCTATTGGAGCAATTATAGCGGCTACTATTGCTTTAATAGCGGCTGGTTACGGTTTAATAAAAATGTTTCAAGCAAGTACAGAAGCAACGGTAAAAAACGAATCAGCAGTTAAAAAAAATGATGCAGCTTTAAAGCAACAAATAAAAACAAGTGAACGTGCAAGTGAAGCATTAAAAACAAAAAACGGACACGAATACGAAATGGCTAAAGCTTCCGGTGCAAGTACAAAAGCATTAAGAGCGTTGGCATTAAAACACGCAGAAGAAGAAATTGCACTTAACAAAGCAAGTTTAGCAACTGCAAAAAATACATATGAGAAAAACAAGAATACGTTAGCAAGTTTAATTAATTCAGGCGCAAGTGATGAGTTAATTGAAAAGCAAAGAGAAATAACAATTGAATCACGAAAAGCGTCCGCAGAAGAACGAAAAGATTTAGAAGAAGCAATTAAAAATAAAAAAGATATTGTAAGGAAAAACCAAGTTGAAGTTAGACAAGAATTAACCGACAATAATAATAAATCAAAAGAATCAAATAAAGCGCACAACGAAGCAATTAAACAACAAAACGAAGAAGCAGCAAAAGCTGAAAAAGACCGTATTAAAACACTAAATGAAAACATACTTTCTTTAAACGAAGAAATACGAGTTAGCAAATTAACGGATGAACAAAAGGAAGTTGACGCAATAGATAAAAAATATACTAAACTAATTGAAGATGGAAAAAAATCTAAAATTGATGTTGCGTTATTAGAAGAAGAAAAGCGTTTAGCTTTAGCTGGAATAACAAAAAAATATGACGATTTAGAACAAGTAGCAAAAGACGAAAAGATTGCAAAAGAAAAAGAAAAGATTGCAACTGAAAAAGCGGTTTTACAAGAACTAACATTAAGCGAAAACGAATTAAAACTTGCTAAACTTACAGAACAATATGCTGCCGACCAACTTTTATACAAGGACAATAAAGAAATTTTAAAGGCACTTGACATAAAATATGCAAAGGATAAAGAAGATTTAGATAAAGAAGAACTTGCAAAAAAACAAGCTACTTTACAACAACAATTAGATTTAGTAAAAGGAAGTTTTCAAGCGTTTGCAGACGTAGCAACTTTGTTTGCAGGTAAAAACAAGAAGGCACAAAAAACTGCGTTTAATATTCAAAAAGCTGCAAATATTGCTTCCGCAACAATAGACACTTATACAGCGGCAACAGCGGCATTTAAGTCAGCCGCTGGAATACCTGTTGTTGGTGCTGTTCTTGCGCCAATAGCCGCAGCAGGTGCTGTTGCAGCAGGTTTAATGAACATTAAAAAAATTGCCGCTTCAAAGTTTGAAGGTGGTGAAACACCAAGCGCAAGTGGTGGTGGTGGTGGTGGTGGCGGTGCAACAGCTCCAACAATGAGCGCACCACAATTTAACGTTGTAGGACAAAGTGGAGTTAATCAGTTAGCAAGTTTAAACCAACAACCAATACAAGCTTATGTAGTTTCAGGACAAGTAACATCACAACAAGCGTTAGATAGAAACAGGTTAGCAAACGCAACTTTAGGCGGTTAGAAAATACAACAAACAAACAATAATTTAATTAATATATTATGCGAATAGTCGAATTAATAATTGACGAAAAAGACGAAACAAGCGGAATAGACGCAGTTTCAGTTGTTGAAAGTCCTGCAATAGAAAGCGACTTTATAGCACTTAAAAAACACGAAATAGAGTTAAAAGAAGTAGACGCTGAAAAGCGTATATTAATGGGTGCGGCTTTAATTCCTAACAAACAAATTTACCGCAAGAACGACAAGAACGAAGAATATTACATTTACTTTAGCGAAGAAACGGTACGCAAAGCAAGTGAATTGTTTTTTATGAATTCAAACCAGAACAACGCAACTTTAGAACACAAACAAAAGTTAGATGGAATGTCGGTTGTCGAAAGTTGGATAGTTGAAGGTTCGCACGACAAAAGTATGAATTATGGTTTTAACTTTCCAAAAGGTACTTGGGTTATTTCTATGAAAGTAAACAACGATGAAATTTGGAACAAAGTAAAACTTGGTGAAGTAAAAGGATTTTCTATTGAAGGTTATTTTGCAGACAAATACGAAATGAGTTTAATTAACGAAGATGAAATTTTAATAGATAAAATAAAACAAATAATAACGGAAAATGAAAACAACTAAAGAATTAATTATTGCAGATATTACTGCAAAAGTAGAAGCAAAGTTAGCAAGTCAAAAAGTAGAGTTGGCAAGTATTAATGATTTAAAAAAAATTATTGAAAATGGAAAATCTATCTATAAAAGAGGAGTTCAATTTGTAGATAAA